AAGGAGCTATCTAATGGCATACGGACTAAAGAAAATATCAGTAGTAGACCTTAGACCATCAACAGGTGTTGGTGTCAAAATCCCTTTTGATGCTGAGAACGTATTTTCTACCGTGTACACAACCAAGGATCAGACTAAATATAACTTGATCAACTTTTTACTGACTGATCCAAGAGAAAGACCTTTCAACCCTACTTTTGGTGCTGGCCTTAGAGCTAGACTGTTTGAACAGATTGATCAGGCTACTTTTGAAGATATAAAAGAATCAATCAGAACTCAGATTGAGGCCAACTTTCCTAATGTTCAGATAGTAACATTAGATATTATAGGAAACCCAGACTATAACTCTATCAATATAAAATTTAGTTATCGCCTTCTAAGATCCAATGAAAATGATTCAGTCACAGTAGCTATACAAAACGCATAAAAATGTTGAACCAGGTAGACATAAAATATTTAAATAAAGACTTTACTTCTTTTAGGTCTGACCTAATCGAATATGCTAAGGCTTATTACCCAACAGTCTATAATGACTTTACTCAGGCTTCTCCTGGTAGTATGTTTATTGAAATGGCTTCTTATGTAGGAGACGTTTTATCATTTTATTTAGACAACCAGATTCAAGAGACTTACTTACAATATTCAAAGCAGAAAGGTAACTTATATACTATGGCCTATATGTTAGGTTATAGACCAAAGGTAACTTCTGCCGCCACAGTAATGTTAGATGTTTATCAACAGGTTCCTTCTATAACTTCAGGATCTAGTGTAAGCCCAGACTTTACTTACGCTATGACTATTGAACAAGGCATGCAAGTTAAGTCTAATGTAGATAGCTCTGTATTGTTTTATGTGCCACAAAAAGTTGACTTTACAACTTCATCTTCATACGATCCAACTACTGTAGAAGTTTATACAATTAATGGGTCTAATGTTCCTACGTCGTATCTTCTAAAGAAGAGTGTTCAAGCTATATCTGGTCAAGTAAAAACACAAACATTTACATTTGGTGCTGCTCAAAGGTTTACTACGATTAATCTTCAAGATAGTAATATTATAACTATTCTTGAGGCTAAAGATTCTAGTGGTAATACATGGTATGAGGTGCCATATCTTGCTCAAGACTACATATTAAAGCCTGTACAAAACACAGCGGCTAACTATCCAAGCTTATATCAATATCAGAATCAAGTTCCTTACATGATTCAAAAACTAAGTGTACCTAGACGTTTTGTTTCTAGGTTTAGGGTAGATGAATCGTTAGATATAGAATTTGGCGCAGGTATAAATTCAGTAGCAGATACTGCAATAATACCAAATCCTAATAGTGTTAGTGTTGGTTTAACTGGTGGAGGTTTAAGCACACTATCTAGCTCATTTGACCCAACCAACTTTGTAACTACACAAACTTATGGTCTTGCTCCAAAGAATACTTCTATCACATTCCAATATCTTGTAGGAGGTGGTGCCTCTTCAAATGTATTAACTGGACAACTTACTGAAATAGTATCTTATACAGTATCTGGAAATACAACTTATCAAAATACAATTGTTACAAATAATCCTGAACCTGCCGCAGGAGGTGGTGATGGTGATTCTGTAGAACAACTAAGGTTCAATATAGCAGCAGAATATCCAACTCAGCTTCGTGCTGTGACTCAAGAAGATTATCTTGCAAGAGTAATGTCAATGCCTGCTCAATATGGTGAAGTAGCAAAAGCGTATCTTACAAAAGACGATGCTACATTTAGAAACTATATGAATCAAGACCCAGGTCAAAGAGATCCTCTATCAATCAGTTTATATGTGTTAGGATTAAATAGCCAAGGTCAATTAGATGTCCCTTCACCAGCAATACTACAAAACATTCAAACCTATTTAAAGGATTATAGAATGTTAACTGATGCGGTTAATATTAAGCCAGGTTATATTATTAACATAGGATGTAACTTTGATATAATTATTAGACCTAACTATACTAGCCAAGATGTTATTGCTAGATCAATATTAGCACTACAAGATTATTTCAATATAGATAACTGGCAGATTAACGAGCCTATTATCTTAGGTGACATTTATACAATATTAGACCAAGTTGAAGGAGTACAAACTGTAAAGACAGTTAGTATAGTAAACAAAACAGGTATAACTAATGGCTATTCTAAGTATGCTTATGATATCTCTGCTGGCACATTAAACGGTGTGATTTACCCTTCACTTGACCCATCAATATTTGAAGTTAAATATTTAAACCAAGACATACAAGGTAGAGTCGTAACAATATAAAAGTAGAAAAATGGCCGTATATAAAATATTTGCTTCAGCTGATGCGTCACTATATTCTAATCAACCTGCTAGAAACACAGGCCTTGATGAGATATTAGAAGTTAGCGTAAAGAATAGTAGTACACCCCTAAACTATTTTGTAGATCCAATACCATCTGAACCACTATTACAAGATGATTTAAGAAGATCGCTTGTATTATTTAGTGATGATGATTTAGATACAATAAAAAAATATACAACAGGATCTTGGAAAGCGAATTTAAGACTATATTTAGCTAATGCAGAAAATCTAACTACAGAATATGATTTATTAGTAGCACAAGTTTCTCAGTCTTGGGACATGGGAACAGGTAAATTATCTGACAATCCGCAAACTAGAAATGGTGTTTGTTGGTATAATACCAGTTCTTATGTTAGCTCTACTACAAGTTGGCTTAATCCTCAATATTATTTAACTCAAGGAGGTGGTTCTTGGACAGGTTCTTTTTTAAGCCAATCGTTTGGTTATAAAGATAACAAAGATATAGACATAAATGTCACATCTATTGTCGACAACTGGTTTAGTGGATCGTTGAATGCTGGTTTTATAATCAAACACCCACAATCAATAGAAAATAATTCTGGTAGTTATATTGCTTTAAGCTTTTTCTCTGTAGATACACATACTATCTACCCTCCTACAATTGAAATGAAATGGGATGATAGTTCATTTTCTCCAGGAAGTCTAAGCATTATTAATAACTCTAATACAGTTATTACTCTAGCCAATAATACTGATACCTACAAATATGGTACCGAAAAATACAAGTTTAGAATTAATTCTAGAGACAAATACCCTGCTAGAACTTTTACAACAGCTTCTCTATATACAACTAATAAAGCACTACCTCAGACTTCATATTGGGCTTTACAAGATGTAAAGACAGAAGATATGGTAGTAAACTTTGACACTTCGTATACAAAGATTAGTTGTGATGCAACAAGTAGTTATTTTAACATGTATATGAATGGTCTAGAACCAGAAAGATATTATAAGGTGCTTATTAGAACAACTTTGTCAGATGGAGAATCTTTTGAAGTGGATAATAACCTTATTTTTAAAGTAGTTAGATAATGGCAAACGTAGAATTAGTTAAGGAGATATATGGTATAAACACATATACCAAAGCTGTTGATACAAACTTTGAGGAGTTATTGACCCCAGAAGTTGTAGATACCGCACCTGAAATTACTGTAGACGAATTTTTTCAGTATTATCAAGACCTCTTCTTTGAGATACCCGTATCTGGATCCATAAACTCTCATACTTACCTAGTTGAGCAAAGCCAACAGTACATAGGAGGATCAGTTATAGATGCAGAAAAACAAGCACTTATTGAAGAGATTAATTCACTTCGCCAACAATTATTAGATTTAAACCAGTCGTTTACAGATATCAATAGCTTAATATAATGGAATTAGTTAATATAACATATTCTGGTGAAGGTAAACAGCCTATAGAACTAACTCCTATAGATAAGTCGTTAGTCACATCTAACTTTATTAACTCTAGCTTTGGAGCCGATGGTGATTATCTTGAGCTGTTTATATATGATCAATTAGGTCAACTGATAGACTATGATTATGATGCTTTTGACTACTATCCTTATTTACTTAATAATCCAAAGAACGATACATACTCTGCATTAACTTTAGAACCAGAAAAAGATTTAAGAAACAGAGGATTTAATAGAGGTAATCTAAATATACAATATAACTTTTATAAGAAGTTATTTAACTCTCAGTTTGGTACACAGTATTGGATAAAAGAAATATCACAAACTAGACGTGAAATTAAATTAGCGTCTCAAGTATTGTCCGATGCTGTAATAAGGGAGGGTTTTGCTCAATATCAAACATATATTACTACAAAAAATTACTATCCAATATTTTACCTTAACTTTGGAAGTAATCAAATTGTAACTGCAAATAATGTAGCTTTAACAGAAGATGAAGAAGGAGCTTACCTACTAATAA